TGTCTCATCACCCGCCGCATTCGGCCTAAGCGTCTCGGTCGCCATTTAGATTCCACCTCCTCCACAATCGATCCTACGCTGGCAAGAACTCCTGCGATCGCCCTTCAACGTATGCCATCAGCGCCAACATCGCATCGATGTGTACTTGCGGCAACTCTGGTACTAGATCGCCTTGCTTCAACTCGAACATACCGCCGTCTGCGTCCTTCACCTGCACCTCGTATTTTGCTGTCGACGTCTCTTCGTCGATGTAGTCCGTTAGAACTACGCTGATGTCGCCGATGCTTGCTGGTGCTTTTGCAACTACTGGATCAAATGCCATGTTCCCTCCTATGCGTCGTAAACTTGAATGTACTTGTATCCAACACCGTCTACGTCAATCCTTAACCTAGCGTAAGCTGAGCCGACAGCATTAGTAGCGTCCATCGGATTGCCATCTCCGACTGTAGTTTTGAACGATATGAACTCCTCGCTAAGATCCGCCTGATCCAAAGTCAGCACGGGTATCGCGCCTGAGGTGCTTGACTGGTCTACGTGGCACTTTGCGCCGGGGGCGGTTGTTCCGATGCCGACGTTGCCATTATTCAAAATCACCATTCTTGCTGTTGGAGTCCCACTGGTCTTTGTCGTGAAAAATATCTTTCCATCGTTATTAACCTGGGCAGTAAAAGATACCGCTGATTGGTAATCCGCAACGGCAAAGGTCGATCCAAACGCCTCGAACGTTCCTATGCTCACAGAGTTTGAGTACAACGCTAAATATGCTTCTCTCCCCGCGTCGGTGGTGCCAATCCCAATGCCTGTATCAATGGACGATGATACGTGAATAATATGTAACGGTGTTACCCCAATCCCCAACCGCTTATTCGTATTGTCCCAAATGAAAGCACCGTCAACCGACAAAAGCCCGTCTGTGCCTGTGAACACACCCCGCCCGGCAGTCAGCGCATCGGCGGTGAGGTTTTGGGCTGTGATCTTGTTGTCAAGTACGTCCCAGTCAGCAGCGAGCCCAACCGAATGAACAATCGCGCTAGTCTCGGCAGCGGTTAAGGCTGTTACATCGCCGCCTGTCTTCCGCCCCACCAGCGTTTGTTCAGCAACAGTAACAACCACTGGTGTATCATTCAACACAGCAGCAAGAATTGATTGTGCGCCATAAGTTGCTTTTGTAACGAACACAGTATCTCCGAGTTCAGCGTATGCGTGGCCGCCCTTGAAAGAAACGCTGTCAGCCGTTGGTGCCGAAGCTACGATCCTCACTACGAAGTCCGTGGTCCCTGTAGGCGCAGTAGCTGTCAGTTTCCCAGCCGTAGAAGCACTCAGGTAGATGTCACTGCCCTTAGTGAATGTATCAAATTCGTCATCAGCCCGAATCATTCCATTCATCAACAACGTACCAGTCGCGTCAGTTGCCGCGGCAATGACACACATGCCGACCTCTCCATGAGAAGTGGCGATCGCGGTAGCGTTTGTCAGTTCCCACTTGCCGGTCGACGCGCAGTAGTAGCAGTAGCCATAAACAAGCGCAGTTGTGCCAGCTACCACATCACGAGTTGTCCCTGTCCACTTGGTATCTGCACTGAGGATTGGATCAAGCCGGATAGTAACGTTCTCAGGCAAGTTCGCAGAGAAGGCCAGCGTTTGCAATTCAGCCACGGTCAACGCTGCGATGTTGCCGCCCGTGATCCTTCCTACTATCGTTTGTTCCGCGATCGCCAGCGCAAGAGGCGTATCATCAGAAACAGAGGCAAGCATCGAATACGGTCCAAACTCTATGTCACCTACTAGCTTCGTCGTTTGTAGTGCCATTACCCTACCTCCTCGTAGAGTGGGATCCATCCAGTCTCTACAGCGTTCTTAACGTCAAAGTGTTCTACTGCATACGCTCGAGCTTGCTCACGCGCTGCCGTAGGATCCTTCTGAATCTCTTCCCACGCCTCTAGGATCGTCTCTGCAAGCCCATGCGTGTCGTAGGTGCGATACCTTCGAATCGGGTAGCCTTCGCCAGCACCAACTACAGGGAGCCCACACGCCATCATCTCCATCGTTACACGCGAGCGTACTCCACTGAGATTCGGGTTGACTCCAATGTCAGACCCTCTCATCATCGGTCGAAGATCAGATGTGATCATCTGCACAGATTCCAACGTACCCAACAGATGAATGTTCTGTGCCCTGACCATCATGTTTCTGAATGTGTTGATCTCAGCAAACGGCAGTCCATACATCTGAAGCCTTGCCTCTGGGATGCTCTCGTAGATCTTCCCCATCGCCCAGAACAGCGTGAACGGCAGCTTGATATTTCGTGATACGTCAGCATGAAGGATCGATGGCTCGCCTGTGAACTCCCACGCATATCCATCTGGAGAGAAGCGAGTGACGTCAATCGAGTCGTCAATGTGGACTAGCTTCTCTGGAGGTGCATACATCTGCCATATCCTGTAGTCGTGCTCATTCAACGCTACCGACCGATCGTAATTGTTCACCATGTTGATGTGCGAATTGAAGCTCTGTACGTTACCGCTGTTCTCGATGTCGTGCATCATCATGTGTTCTGGAGCACCGTGGATCGCCATGATCAAATAGTGCTTCTTAGACTCCTCGAGCATCGATGCAGGGATGCCACGATGAATGACCCAGATCTTCGCATCCTTTGCCGCTTCCCAATCACTCGGATTAAGATTCGCCTCGTCAATCCTGCCTCCTGGACACTTCGCCTTGTGCTGCTCGATATCCTCTATGCTCATATTCATGAACAGTGCGTCAATACCCGCCGCCCTCTCAGCTAGAACGAGGTCTTTCGCGGCCTCGTAGAGCCCAGAGCGACTCGGTGCAAAACTGCTCCAGTGTGCAATTTTCATGTTCTCTCCTTAGAAGTAGGGACGGCCCGAAGACCGCCCCTGGATTACGCTACGCGATAGATGAATCATCGTAAGTAACGACGGTATCTAGTGTAGCATTCATGACAATCTCTTTGACCGGATACTCATCAGAGCCCGGATCGCTGTAGACCGCCAACGACTTCGTAACCGAAGCAGCCGAGCTGTCAACAAGACCCGTCGACTTCGCATCAGATGCGTCAGCCGCTGCCGATGATGCCAACGAGGATGCCTCAGATGCGTCAATGATCGCCACGGACGCCGAAGAAGACGCCGTAGATGCGGCCACTCCTGAGCTAGTCCCGGTTGACTCTGCCTCAGATACTGTAACAGAGGTCGGCATCGTCAAACTTGCTAGAGCCATAATTTCCTCCTTTTCCTCTCTGTGTCGTTGAGCACTGAGGAGTTGATTTGATTTCCTTTACTGACACAGGGACACCAACGAATTTACTACTTCTTCCAGTTGTTCACCTTTGAGCTCGGTATACTTTGCTTGCATCTTCCCTTTATTAGGACCATCCGCCAACCGCTTCCTTGTCACAAAACAGGTTTGGTGCTCAACGAGATAGGCTCTCACCTTTTCGCTCGCCGTCAATTGCTTCTCTACCGGAGCAGCTTCTTTCTTCGCGCCACCCTTCACTCCCAGTTTCGGCTCAATCTTTTTCTTCAACGCCATGTTACCATCACACATCCCCTGGAGCTTCTCTGATAGCTGAAGCGCGAACACGCCTTCAATCCCTGGAGTTCCTCCGTCCTGTGTCCCGTCTTCCACGCACTGCAGGAAGGCCGATATCTCTTGTTTTAGCGGCTCTCTTCGATCTATCTTGTACTGTGTCCGATCCCCTTCAGACACGCCTCTGAAGATACTTACAGCTTCCCATGATGCAGGCCCGTAGTTGTTTGCATAGAACGTGATGTCCTGCATCAACAAGTCCACATGGAACATGCCTTCAGCCCCATGTACAGTTATGTCTCTGATCTTCGTAGGCGTCGTCCAGTTCTCCATTATGGTTGTAAGGATTCCGTTCTTTGTCATCCCTACACACGAGACTGCATCCTCCCTTGTTGCGTGAATTGACCGTGACGACAATCCAGCCATAAACTCTATCGTAGATCCCGTAAGAAATCGGATGAGATCGAAATCATGCACAGATAGATCAAGTATCACTCCTGAATCCTCTACCCGAGAAGGGAAGGGCCCCATCCTACGGATGATCATCTGAGATACGTCGCCCAGCTGTCCCCACCGTTTCTTCAGTTCAATAACAGCAGGGTTGTGCCTCTCGATCAGCCCAACAGACAGGAATACTCCAGCAGCCTTCGCTACCTCAACAAGCAAGCGTGCTTCGGCAACTGTAGATGCAAGTGGCTTCTCTATCAGCGCAGGTATGCCGGCTTTCAGTACCGTACTCCCAACCATGCAATGCAACGATGTCGGAACAGCAATCGTAACTGCGTCTAGATTCTGATTCTTCAGCATCCCCTCAATGGTCGTGTATCTCTTCACAGACGTTCGACATGGCGCCAACTTGTCAGAATCGCATACCGCCGCAAGCACACCGAGTTCATCAAGCACCCGTGCGTGGTTCGCTCCCATACTCCCTAGACCAATCACGCCAACGCGCATTTCAACACCTCCGCAATTCGTTCAATATCCTCTGCTGAAACTCCTGGATGCACCGGAAGAGACAGGACTTGCTTCGCCACCATCTCTGCCGTAGGTCTCGTCGACTCTGCCACAGAATATGGATACATCTTATGGATCGGCGTGTCGTAGTAGACCCTTGCGCCAATCCCAGCTTCGTTGAGTTTGAGTAATACCTCGTCCCTGTTCTCTTTGATCCTCACCGTGTACTGGTGGTAGACATGCCCTTCTGTATCCTTTGGACAAATTACTGAGTCAGAGAGCAAGTGTGTCAGCAGTCGCGCATTCTGGCCTCGGATAGCATTCCAGTCATCAAGAGAATCTAGCTGCACACACCCAATCGCTGCCTGAATGTCCGTCATCCGATAGTTGAACCCGATGACATCTTCTACGACACCATGGCTACGCAATGTCCTCACCTTGTCGGCAATCGTAGGATCGTTTGTCGTTACCATTCCACCTTCGCCAGTTGTCATGTTCTTGGATGGATAGAACGAGAAGCATGTCGTGTTGATCGACCCGATCATCTGGCCTTTGTACGTCGCGCCGTGAGCTTGGCAGGCATCCTCGATGATTGGCACGCCTGATCGAGCAGAGAGGCCCTCAAATCCATCTATGTCCGCAGAGAGGCCATACAGGTGTACCGGCATCACAGCATGAGTAGAGGGGTTAATCGCGGCTTCTGCGCTTTCTGGCGTCAGATTGAACGATTCCTCTGAAATGTCTCCGAATACGGGGTACGCATTACAGTGAATGATCGCGTTCGCTGTCGACATAAAGCTGAATGGCGTCGTCACAACGCTATCGCCACCTCCAACACCATGCGCCCTCAATGCAAGATGGAGCGCAGCAGTCCCAGAAGAAACGGCAACTGCGTACTCAGCGTTGACGTACTTCGCAAACGCCTCTTCGAATTCGCGTACCTTGGAACCCTGAGCTAGATTCCCTGAGTTCAGCACGTCCATGACCGCGGCTTTCTCAAGATCGCCAATGATAGGGTTTGCTATTGTGATCATATTTCCCTCGCTGGATTTCCAACAACTGTTTCGTGCGCCAATACATCTCTAGTTACGACTGCTCCTGCGCCAACCATGGCGTTTACTCCGATGCGAGCTCCAGGCAAGATCGTTGCATTCGCACCAATGCTTGCACCGCTGGCTACCAACGTAACGGCTAAATCCCATGCTGACCCATCTGCATGAGGAATCCTGTCATTCGTGAAGCAAACATGCGGACCAATGAACACCTCGTCTCCAACTCTGACTCCACGGAACAGACATGCGTAGTTCTCAATCTTGCATCGATCACCAACAACAACATCCTTCCCGATGTAAGCTCCCGTTCCAATGACACAATCCTTCCCAATCTTCGCGCCTTCACGCACTTGCGCGTTGTTCCACACATTCGTCCCTTCGCCAATCGTGGCAGTAGGATCTACGTCTGCAGTCTCATGAATCATCATTTCTCCTTATGCTGCGGGTACATCGTTGTACTCGACAATCAATGTGAAGTCTGACGCAAGCCTCATGTCAGTCACCTGATATTGTCCGCTTTCAGGTGTTGAAGTAATGCTGCTGCCACCTCCTGTCTGCAATCCGAAATCTTCCCACGCGCTGCCGTCGTATTGTCTGAATCCCAATGTCCCTGACACGGTATTCGTACCGTCGTCAAGATACACATCTTTCTCTGATGGATCGCTCGGCGCCGATGACTGTGGGACCATGTTGTTGAACAGGATAGCCAACGTGCCGAAATCTAATGGCGCATTCGGAGGAATGCGAGAAGTTACCGTCCGTCCCGCCTCTGTAATCGAGTTGTTGATCGTTATGTGATTATTGCTCATGCCAACTCCGATTGGATCTCGATTGTCAGATACCCGTCATTCGGGAATGTCTCTATCGTCCCATCAGAGAACGTGACCTCAAACTCGCCAGGGAATGATCCTGCGGTTACTGTGTCCTCCGCATCCCAGTCATACCTAACAGACCCAGTTAATGCGCCGGCCACTACTGCTGCTGAATCCACTGTATCGCCCATGTGGAACTTTACAGTCGCCCCAGTCAGATCGACTACTGAACCATCTTGCGTCAGACTCGCAGACAAGGATGGCTTTGTATCGTTCTGTTTGAGATGGAATGTCGCGGTGCTCATCGTGCCCTCCTTATGTCCCGCTGACTGTTGGTACAGCCGCCACTTCGATCATGTATTCGTTCCCTTCTGGGAGTCCAGGTAATTGAACAAATTGTTCCTTGCCTACTGTGACTTCGTGCCACTCTCCTGTTACCCAATAGATCTCGTATGTCTCCGTATTCGCCGGCGCAACATCTACCGCATTCTCAAACGTCAGCACAGTACCTGTGTTGGAAAGGATCCTCCGTAGATTGTCAGTCCCCTTCCTTGAGGTAACATTCCCAGCCATGGACACATATCCGCCATTACGGTAGGCATTTGTCGTCCATGATTTAGAGCCATCCGTCAGAGTTGTTGTGCTGCCAGCAGTTGCAGTACCAGAATCTCGTGGACTAAGTAATCGATACCTAAGAACGTGAGATCGCGTTCTACCATCTCTTGCACCAAACCATGACACATCGATTACTGGCGCAGGAGAGCCTGCTACATCTTTTCCCCACACCGACTTGGCCACTACGTTACTTGGCTTCATCGGAATCGGTCCTTGCATCAGTTCGTTGTATCTGTCCTGCTTCCAAGCGTTGTCTACCCTCGACCGATTGAACCAGTATTCGTAGTTGCCGACGCGACGTGCTAGTGTCCCTGTGATGACGGTGTGCCCGAACATGTCGCCCTCACCGACGTTGTGTTGAATGGTCAACACGCCAACGTCCATTGTCTTCGATGGCGTTACAATTCTTACGAGATCTCCACCCTCGACTCCAAGGACTAGCCACGGAATGACAAAAGAGTTCTTGATGAGCGGTGTCCCTGCATCCTGCACACAATAATTCGCTTCCTTCTGGGCCTCGACTTCTGTGTCAATCCACGACTTGTCGTTCTCGACAACACGCATTCTCTTGTGCAGCTTCGTACCACCAGCGCCAGGTATGCCGTAGATGAGCCTTGCAGCATCGTTCTCTGCGTCTACATACGAGAAGCTGCCGTCATCCCTGTTGTAGAACACAACACGGCAGAACGTCCTTACGTTAGCTTCAGAATAGACAATCCTAGACGTGTTGATGTTTCCCTCAAGGTCGATGTCAGGAGTCACGTTGTCTCGATCTGGATCCACGATGGTAGGAACGAAGTTGGCCTGTGTCGCGTTGTACTTCTCCTGGAGGAGGAACCCGATCGCGCTGACCTGTCGAAGGATGGCCTCCCCTACCGATATATCGCCAATCTCGTAGTTCTCGCAGTAGAACGTCAACGGATCTAGTCCAGTTGGTGACGGTGCAACAACGATATTCGCTTCATGCCCGAAGTCGGTCAAGATCTGATTGCAGATGTTGTTCGTCCCAGTGAAGACAGTCCAGTAGGTAATGTTCGGAGGTTCGTTGTTTGTACTCGCTAGGATGCACTGATACGCTACTCCTGACAGAGTAACGACATCGCCAACAGCGAATGTCGTTGTCGCATTCCAGATTCCAGATAGGTAGCAGTCAGTGTAGAGTCTTCCTCGATCGATCTTGTCGATGTAGTCCGCAAACCACGGCTGCGTCACTCCGACGATTCGAGCAACGACGAAATCCTCGCCCTCAATGCCCTCATCTGGTTGGATTGAGTCAGGTCCGATACGCCCGCTGAATACCATGGCTTCTGTGCCAGCTACATTTCCTGCGCTGTACTTGCCAACCCAGATCTCAAACTTGTGGTAAGCACCCAGCAAAGGAACGTCCAACGGATTGAAGTCTGACGTGTCAGTTGGGTCAAGGCTCTCGCCGGCATCCCTCAGATACTCATAGTTCGCAAACGTGACCGTGGCCACCCACTTACCGTTGCTCTGATTGTAGCTCCACTGGTAGGCCTTCACTCGGGAATAGCCAGGGAACGAGGATCCTGCTGGATCAACAAGATCAATCCAGTCAGAGCCGTCGTAGACCCTAACTGTCTCTCCAGAAATCTTTGAGAGGATATTCCCATTGTCTATTGTTCTGGCCATTATCCCACCCTGATTGGCGCAAATCCTACGCCGTGATCATTCACATTCTGGCTAGTCATTTTACGGATCATGATTTGGCTGAGTCGTTCCTGAGACAGGTTGACGTTGATCGTTACTGCTGATTTGCCAGCAGATCCCATCCCGCCTGCCACACCCATACCTGCAGCGACAGGTTGCACAGACATCGCTCCAGACGATTCATAATCTATGCCTAACCAGTTTGCGAACCCTTCCAGTACGCCTGCAATATCTCGTAACGGTTCTGGTACAGCAACGATCGCGTCCCTCATCTCGCCTAGTCCTGTAAGGAACTTAGTAATCCACGATGGTTCGTCGGCTTGCTCCCATGTTCCGCCCAGTAGCCAGTTCTCTACTCTGCGGAGAAAGTCGTCTAGATCTATCCCAAGAGCATCTAGAGCGTCTTGAATACGTTTCAGGAGTACATTCTCGATCGTCTCCCAGTTATCGTCTACCCATTGCCCGAACTCTGAGAACATATCGAACACGGAATCGACAAATCCTACAACTTTATCCCACACACCACCCTCGTCTGTGAGGAAGTCCCATCCTTCATCTCCGAAGAATCCGATGATGTCGCCAAGCCAGCCGTACAGTGTGTCAAACCATTCTGTTAGTTGAGGGAACATGTCTTCTTTCCAGAATGGGTCTACCCTGTCTTCCCAGAATGTCGCAAAGCCCTCTGCGAACTCCTCGAAATCTGGCTTGAATACATCCTGCATCCACGTGGAAATCTCGCCAAGCGCCCATCCGAATGTGTCCAGGATAGGTTCCAGGATCGTCAGCATGGCAGGAATTAAGTCGATTGCTAGTTGCTGCATTGCGTCCCTGAAGTCGGCAATAGGCTGGATCATCTCCATGATCTGATCCCTAAATGGCTCAAGTGCCTCTTCCCACCACGTAAGTATCTCAGCAACTATCTCATCCGCACCGCCACCTATCTCGTCTTCGTTGAACGTTACAGGCTCGCCAGGTGTCCCCGCAGCGAACCGGATCCTGTTGATCGGGAAGCCAATCGGTACGTTAAGGTTAGACAGCATCTTCTCTCTTGCCTCAACCTCATCCTCTATCACATCTGCCTGTATCACGAACAGTTCGTTGATGTACCCAAGGATGCCCGCCAGAGGCCACAGGAAGGCCAGCAATGAGCTCATGACGTTTACTTGGAGTTGGGCAAGGCCGCTCTGTATTTCGGCCACTGACTCTGCCGACTCGACAAGGCCCCATAATGCTGATGCAGCTGCATCGGCAGCGTGTAGCAAGTTATCTGTGAATTCCTGCTCTGCTGCGAGCCTTTCCTCTTCAGTTTTGATACGTTCCTCTTCAGCGTCGGCGGCTGGATTTACAACAAGTTCCATCCAGGCTGTTCCAACTGTGTCGGCAACGGCAAGGATCGCGTTGCCTATCGTCATAGGATTTGGAGCAGCCACTGCTAGTCCGACAGAGCCAATAGATGCTCCTAATGATGTCAGGATGCTACCTGCGCCTTGTGCTCCCTCTCCACCAAACTTTTTTAGTAGCTGCCCAACGCCAGTTACCATCTTTGATGTAACATTAACGAGATCGACCCCGGCTTCTTCTGCTGCTTCCGCGAACTTCTCGAGGTCTTTAATTAGCAAAACGAGTTCGTCATCTGCCTCGATCCCTTTGCTAGTAAGCAACTCCTCCAACCCAATCGCAGTCTGGTATCGTCCAGCCAATGACTGAAGGGCTTCTGCCTGAGCAACTGATCCTTCTGTCGCCGCATCATACGTAGCAATAAGCTCATACGTCGTTTGAACGAACGTCTTCTCAGCAGCTGCTACTGCTTTGAGGCCAACTTCTTCCAGAGCAGCAACGAGTAGCGTGAGAGCTTCACTCGCTTCAATGCCAACCGCACTCAATGCCTCAATCCATCCAGTTACTGTCGAGTATCGAGAGGCAAGGTCGTCAAGAATATCTGCCTGTTTAGCTGATCCTTTGTCTGCTAACCCAAATGCTGTAATTAGTGCGTTTGTTTCGTCGACGAACCCCTTCGTCGCGGCCTCTCCAGTCAACCCGATTGCTTCTAACGCCGCGATCAAGTCCAACAGAACCGTGTCTGCCACAGTTCCCACAGCGGCAAATTGCTCTAACCATCCGGTCGCCGTCGAGTATCTCCCCGACAAAGCCGAGAGTGCCTCCGCTTGCAGGATAGACCCATCTGTGGCTTCGTCGTATGTTGTAAGTAGCTTGTAGGTGGCTACATCAAATGGGTCCACCGCCTTCGTCGTGTCTTTTAGCTTGATCCCAAGTTCTTCCAGCGAAGCGATAAGACCAACTAATTCCTCGTCAGCTTCTTTCCCAACCGACGCAAGCAACTCCGTCCACTGTGCCGTTGTCTGATAACGCGACGTCAACTCTGTGAGGGCCGCAGCCTGCTCTTCTGATCCTTCATCAAGAAGTTTGTACGCAGCGATTAGTTTTGTGGTTTCATCAATAAAACTATCGGTCCCCTCGTCAACGGCAAAATTGAATACTTCAAACGCCGCGATCAAGTCGACCAATTCAGCGTCTGCTTCAATCCCAGCCTTCTTAAATGTCTCCATCCATCCAGCCGCTGTCTTATATCTGCCCGCCAGTTCTCCCAGTATCTGCGCCTGATCAGCCGATCCTTCTTCTGCCGCCCCGAATGCTGCAATGAGAGCGTAGGTCTCTTCGACAAAGCCCATCATTACCTCATCAGTAACGCCGGCAATGGCCAACATCTCCTCGACCAGCCCTTGCAGCAACGCCGCTTGTTCAGGGGCTACACCCAAGGTGTCTACCATGAGCTTCAGGAATTCTGCGGATGATTGGGCAATATCTCCCATGTCGCCCCATGCGTCCATAACGGCATCTATCTGTGTTTCTCCCTCTTCTACAACAACTGTCCCGTTCTGGATAGACGACCAGAGAGCATCAAACTCTGTCCGCGCTGCAGCGATGGCAACCTTCGCGTCGTAGAAAACGGAAGAAGATAAACCAGAGGAGTCCATTGAGAAGTCGCTCCCCGATAATCCGAGTTTTGCCGACATACCAAAGCTATCGGCAATAGCTCTCGCTACACTAGGATCTTCAACACCAGAGATTAGAGTGGCAATGATTGCTTCGCGCACGGGCGCGTTGTCGATTGTTAAGGCAAATGGAGATTGTCGAGAGAATCCACCTGTGTAAGTAGGCATTGCCTCAAATTCGAGTTCTCTGATGAGGTTGGGGAGCCATGATTCTACTTGTACTGCTGCACCAGGCCCTGAGTACCGATCCATAATCTCTGTCCACTTTTCAAGGAAGGAGTTGATCTCTGGAGTGAACTTGGCAACGATGTCAGCAGAAGCCGTGGGCATCCCTATTCTCCCTGCCTCGACTGTCCCCGGCGTTGGCAATCCTCGGATCTCATCAGCGAGTGTATGCACAGCACTGTTCGCATCCATTATCTGCGAAACGATTACACTGATAGCGAGAGCAACGGTTCCCAGCGCAGCAACAACTGGATTAGCAGCTAAGGCAATGAAAGCCTTATTTAGCAACCATATCGCGGCAGTCAGCGCACCAACAGAAACAGCCGCGCCGGAAACCCAGCCAGCTAGGGCGCCCATCCCTTGACCAAATGGCCCAAGGACTTCTATTCCTTTCTCCATCACCTCTGAGAAGCCAACCCACACTGTCATAAATGCTTCGACAGCCGGCATGAGCATCTCGCCAATCGTGAGGGATACATCGTTTAGCTGCGACTTCAATGTTTCAAGCCGGTAGTCCCAATCTTGTTCCATCTTTTCGAAGGCTGTGTCCATCGCACCTAATGAGTCTGCCATACGATCAACATCTAGTGCGAAGCCTACAGATGCCGTTGTCAGCAACGGGAGTACAGCAGTGATCGCACGAACGTTTGTGAACAGGTTCTCAAGAGGCATTCCTGCCGCATCTGCTTCCTGCTTGATCATCTTCAATGCTTCAACGAATCCATTCTCAGTGATCAATGCCCTACCTGTTTCGTACCCAAGGGCCCTGATTACTCCAGCCAATGCTCCAGTAGGACGGAACATTGACATGATCGTCTGACGTAGAGATGTGACCGCCCAGTCTGTCATGATCCCCTGTCTGGTAAGAGTTGCAATTGCAGCGGTCATTTCTTCGATACGCGCACCAGCAGGAGCCGCAACACCAGCCAATCTACCGAATTGCCCGGCAAGTTCTTCATACGTAGTTTTTCCGTACCTTACAGTAGTGAACAACAAATCATTGATTCTGCTGGCTTCTGATGCAGCCATTCCGTAAGCGTTCAAAACTGTTGTCGTCATATCAACGGCAGAGACCAAATCAGTAGCTCCAGCCGCTGCTGCTTTCATGCCCTGCTCTAAGATTTCTGTCGCGTCGTCCGCAAAGAACGTAGCACTGTAAATCTGGTACATTGCCTTCGCGCCAGCCTTGGCGAACACGTTGTAATCATGGGTAAGATCTCGGATCTCATCACTGAGCTCACCAATCCCTTCAACAGTGAGATCAGTCAACGTCCACAACTGATAGAGTTCTTTGTTGTATTCGCGTTGTGCAGTGACAGCACCGCTTGCGATCCCAATCGTCTTTGAGACAGCCATGAATGCGGCCATGAATGGGAGGACAGACTTAGCCATCGACATAAGGGATGCCAGAGAGAATGTTGTCGCCTTAATCCCTGCCGCTCCTGCGGCCATTCCAGTCCCTAAGACGACTCCGCCTGCAGCCATCGATCGTGCAGCTACATCTCCGTGATGAAGGGCAAGGGCAAGATTGTTCGTTGACAGGATTGCCAACTCTTGGGCGGTAAGAAGCCCCATGACAGAAGTAGCAACAGCGTTGTAGCTGGAGATGATTCCCGCATTCGCAGAACCAATGGCAGCAGAGACCAATTGGGCCTCTGCGATCATTCTTGATGTCTGAGATGTAAATGTCGTTCCAACAGATGACATCTGAGACGCAAACGCCTCAACAGGCACATGGATCTCTACAAACGCTCTACCTAGACTGCCAGCTTCTCCTGCCATGCTATCCCCTTATCCAACAGGACCGATTATTCCGTGTGATTCACATTCCGTCCTTATATCTTCAAACTGCTCTGTACTCGGGACCAGAAGGCTCGGCGTCTTGTCCTGAAGCTCTTGCACTGCTGCTCGTCTTTCGTTCTCATCTTTCCCTCCTACTTCCGGCGGGAAGAAGTTCCACAGCCACCTACCAATCGCCTGTGCGTGCCTCAAGAAGTACGCAAACTGGATATCATCCCATGCTAAGACCTCAGTTTCAGACTTTTTGTACACGGCCATTAGCACGGGAATCGCCAGTTCGAAATCTATTCGGAGTCCTGCTCCCTCCCTGAGTTTTTTTCATCACCTATCGTCTCTTTGGCGATGTCGCCAACACTCATTCCTGCGGCCAGTTGCGCTGCTGTCTTCTTTGGTTTCTCAGCTAGTCCTACGACATACGAGAAGACGTTCTCGAAGGTACGCCCACTCTCTGGCTTGAACAGCTTGTCGACGAACTCTTCGTCAATCTGGCAAGAGATCGGAACAGTCTCACCGTCAATCTCTTTGGTGTAAGTGATGTCGGATCCGTACTGCTCAATCATTGACATCGCAACGGCGTAGGCCATGTGCGATCGATTGAAGTCAGCGAAGATGCGATCGGCGTAAGGCTCGAATCTCTCCATCACGTCTTCCTGCATTCTCTTGGCCATTGCCAGTGCTTCTTCATCCGTGGCAGCAAGCGGCTTGTCTCCAGCCTCTTCGCGCATCTTAGCGATATCTCGCTTAGTACCAGCCATGATATTTGCCAGTGTCAACGATGCTTTGTTGCGAGCTCCACCGAGAGAGAATGTAGAGCGTTTCCCAGTCCTATTCTCTTCGTCAGTTCTCACTCGCATTTCGAACTTGCCTTGATCGTGAAGAGAAAGTCGGGGGAACGTTAGCATTTGTCCCCCGACCTCGAATTCTTTTACGTGGCTCTCACTCTCAGCCTGTTCAATTGCCTGTACTAGGTTCTGCGCGTTCAGTTCATGTGTCATGTTGCCTCCAATGCTATTTCTTGTTTGCCTTCTGATGCGCCACTGCCGACTTCTTGATCACTGAGCTACGGGAATCATCCCGTGCCTTCCTGATCGAATCCGCCGTGTCTACAACCTTCGTTACTTTCTTCTTAGCCATGTGTCGCTCCTTTAATCTTTCGCTCTGTCAACGAACCCCAACAGGCCGTCAACCTTTAGTGTGAATGGATTCATGCACTTGCCGGAAAGAGGGGCAACAATGCCCGACTTCGGGACGTATGCCCAGAATTCGAATCGTTCGTCTGCCGATGCAACGTCTGTGAACAGAATCGCAAAGATTCGCTCACCTTCCAACAGTGAGTACGACATCTCTTCCGCTCCGAGTACCGCCCAGTAGGTGGCATCCGGTGGCTCTTTATCAGTGCTTTCAAGAATGGAGGTGTAGCTACGTTGCTCGTGTTGCACAACGTCAGCACCTGAGTTGTGACAAGTTCCAGTCGGAGAGTATGTATCTGTGGAGTTCCACCACTGCTTCACTCCCCAGTAGTTCGAAACCGTCACTTCTCCTGCATTGATGATGCTTGTAGAGAACGATCGGAAGCCGCTGTTGTCTTGTAGGCTCTTGAACGTACTGACATCCTCTACTTCGGCCTCTAGACCGATTGAGAGGGTGTCGTGGGCGCCGATCACCTGTAAGAGGCATGTCGCACGCACGTTGTCGATGTACATCGTCTGAGCCGACGTGGGAGCGATCGAGAAGGTGTACGACTTCATAAGAACAGGAGCTGTGAGGTACAAAGACCAGTAGCCCCAATTCGTATTGCCGTAACCTGTCTGATTCGCAACCATCGTCAGCACATCCGGTGTGCCAATCGTAGCGTCAGCTGCGTCCTTGAACGTAACCGTCAGAGTTGCTTCCTTCCCCGCGGCAAACTTCGACCACAGCGACAAGGACAGCTTCTTCGTCTCAGCAAGAGCCGTCGCATACGTAACAGTCTGCGCTATCGACGTATCAACAGCAGCGGTTGCCGTAATTGCACAACCGCCTGACAGATCGTTGTATCCGTAGTTCGCGCCCCAATCGATTGATCCTGCCCCTGCGGTAAGATCCCACCAGTCAAGAGACAGGACATTGCTGAATTGACCGCTAACGCCTTCTGTTCCTGCAAGCTGATGCACTTCCTCGGTCGTTTCTCCGTCCAGAATCACCTTCTCGGACAGGAACAAACCCATCAGATAACCTGCCTTAATTGTCATCGTAGTTCACCTACCTCTAAGGGGTGTATCCCAGGATTGTCGTGGGCTTGCCAGTGACGCGGAACGTGACGTTCACGATCTGCATCTCGTTTTCCATTCGTCCAGTCGGGCTGATCTTGGTTACAAGACAGTTACCGTTGAAGAAGGGATTGGCTGATCCCGTTGCATCTTCGAATTCACATTTTGTTTCCGTCTCACACCAGAGGGCTGTTACCATCTCTGCAATCTCCGGTCGCGTGTAATCCCAGTAGATGGGGAGCGTGATGTCTTGAGGGTCGACCAACCCTAGCTTGAACGATCGGAACGGGAGACTCGCGCTTCCATGAGTCGTCACATCGATCGTCGCCCTGGAGACGTCCATCGTAATGTCTGCATTCGTCTGGAGCACATGATCTGTGTCCCAAACGAATATCGCGTTATAGCCTTGGCTTAGAGCCATATTGTCCTCCTAACAGAACAGGACTTCGTACCGTGCGAAGACTCCGTGCATCATTTGTTTCGCAACTACTTCTGGAATGCTTTGCGGAGCCAACACCTGCATCAACCTAACCGTCGCCCAGGAATCAGAGACAACAATGTCTCGGCCATCAATTGCTTGAATGATTGCATCCATTATCTGTGTCGCTGTGTACTTCACCGTTGAGAATCCAGTCACTTGGAACCTTGACCAATTCCCTACTGCATCACCGTCTGTTCCATGCACATACGCTGGGGATCTCCCGCCGAACGGAATGTCAAAGATGACCATCTCGTTAGCCGCAGTCCCCGGGCGTGCGCTGAGAATGAACTCATCGTCTACCAGGGCAAGCAGATTCGCATTGCGCTCCACGTCCGCATCGACAACAGCGGCCAGCAGTGCTACCGTGAACGGGCCTAAGAATGCTGCATTCATTATGATCCCATCCCTGTAAGAATCGTTGCCCAGTCCATCCATACTTCATCAGTAGTGATCGTTATCCACGGACGCGGGGCCATGAAATCTGTCCCCGTTTCCAGCATGTGCGGGTAGATGTTCAATCTACCTGGCAAGCTGTCGTCAATGATCCCAGCCTGCATCACCATCTCTGCACCTCTGTCAAATACTGTCCAATCAATGGCATTCACCATCGACATCGCATCCCCTGAATGGTGAGGAAAATCCCATGGCATCGAGTGAGGAGGATAGACAAACGTGAAATTGTCCTGAGCTCTCTCTACCCACACTTTGCCGCACTCCTCAAGCCTCTTGCTGAGATTACTCAGCACAACAGCAGTAAACGGCGTAGCGTCAAATTGAACGACACTGCCGCCTACGTTGTACTTGCTGCCGCCGAAATATCCCTTGCTTGGAAGCGCCATTAGTCGGCCACCTTCGTTACATTAGCTACTCGCACAATCGGGCATTGATACGACCGATTCATCTCTGAAGTGTTCTCCACTCCAAGGATCAAATAGTCGTGTCCTGTGTCCACTTGCTTTGCCAAGTCTCTCGCCTCTAGTATTACGTCAATCGGTACAGTCAGTAGAAACTCTTCTACCAGCGGTTGCGCGTAGTCCGTCCACGTAACTTCTTTCCTGTCCTGCCGTACTCGCTGTGTCTTCCGGCACCATACATTCTCGTGGTCAGGATCACCGATGTCGTAGGAATCAACTTTCTCCCTCGCCGCATTCAGAGTGGTCGTCCTACTGAAGAAGGTAAACTCCTTGTTCCCGCCGACCATTACCTCACCACCGTCATTACTCGTCCGTTTCTCGCCAGCTTCGCATACTGATCTGCGAAGAACTTGTCCTTGTTCGCAAAGACTGATTCAGTCTCTCCGTCAACAAATTGATCAACGTTGTCGTACACACGATACTGCTGGTCGACTCTTAGCAGAGTCCGCGTACACATCTCAGCGCAGACCTCTTTGATATCTGCCGGCAGTGGTGTTCCTGCATCGTCGTAGCCGCCCACATAGACAACTGTATATAGTTGCGGCGTTCTGTCCTTCAACTGGATCCTAACCACGTCTGAGGGCCTTGGGAGCCTAACGTAGCGGTCGTACACCCAGTAGTCGTCGTCTGATGCGTCCAATACTTCTTCTGAATCGTTATCAGTCACCGAAGTAACCGAGATGATTGGGGGGCATGATACCATGAGCATGTAACGCCCCCCATCATAGATTTGAGTCAATGTCTGTTGGTCGAAGCCAAAAGGCCGACGACAATAGGCGGCTATATCTGCGATTACTCCCGTTATCATCTCGGATACGTTGAATCCGTAGGATGTCTTGAAGACACCCGTTGGAACTTCTTTCAACGATACCCGAGTCATACTCCCAATTTCACTCGCAGTAGGCCATCCCATTACGCCCTCCTAGAGAGCCGCGCCCTTGTAGATCTCCCAGTACGTGCCAGTCGATGCCCCTACTCCAGGTTCGGACAGGAACGAGTCGTTCGTGACCTCTGATTCGGCCAACGCTCTCGTAAACGCCACGATGCACTTGAAGTAGAACCCGTCGTTCTGAACAACATCGTCAACAACGTAGGTCAGCCCTTCGCGCCACTTCTTCAGAACTGGCTGGTCGACACCACGGAAGCCGATGAAGTTCACACCGTAAACGGTATCCGAGTAAGCATTTTCGCTGGAATACTGAACACGGACATACCCACCTTCGTTCAACTCGTCGGTCGAGAAGGCAATAATGTTGTCTCCACCAAGTCCAGCTGCTTGAGTGATCTCGATATCTGCGGACGCATATCCGATTGGGACAAGGTCGGTCCAAGTCGAGTTATCTGGGGATTTCTGGAACGTCAGAGAAATTGTATCTGCCGCATGAATTAGCCCCATCTCGACCAAGAACGCCCCACCACGGCATCCCCACACTAGCTTCGCAGTAGAATCTGCCTCAGTTCCAGTCCCGTTACGTGTTTCAGTAGCCAGGATCGGAGCAATGTAGAACTTACTGTTGAAATCGCGTGTAAAGTCCACACCCATAATGTTTCACCTATCCTTTTCCTACGAAGCCTTAATGCCCGTGAGGAACTGTAGTTGCTTCTCTTGCTG